GTATAACGAACTCCTTCATTATCGTGAACGTTTAATATATATCTTTTCTTTGCCGTCCATATACCTCTATCAGCAATTACTTCTCGTCCCATAACCATTTTATTTTCTCTACCACCAAGCGAATAATATAATTCATCAAAGGTTTTTTCAAGAGCTTTTTCTAATGAGGTGGAACATAATTTATCTAAAAAGTTAACAGGATTTTTTGGTTTATAACGTTTTACAAATTCATCAAGACACACATATACTGAATCAGTATCAATAGCAACTACATAATCTTTATCAGTTTCTAATGTCTCATTAAGATATTCATTTAAATATTTCTCAGCCCATTTAATAGTTGCTTGGCCAGTAAGAGTAATACCTTCAGCAATTCTCATATCAAAATATCTAAACCATTTATTACCTATCGCTCCATATAAACTATTAAGCAAAATCTTAAGAGCCAATTGTTGATTCTTAGCAATAGCAATACGTTTTTCAATACCATATTGTTCTGATTTATTACCAGATAATTCTAATTCTTGCTCAGCTTTTAATTGTTTATTTTTAAATTCTACACGTTCGTCATAAATATTTTGAATTATTTGTGGAAATATACCAGATTTTTTTGTATCGAAGCGAACGCCATTTGCTGCAAGAGCTGTGTAATATTGTGTATTTTTTATTTTACCATCAAGAATAGAATTAACATTACAATCAGGTTCATCGTTTAAAAGTATAGTTTCGGGTGACATATTATATTGCATAATAATTGATGGATATAGAGAGTTTAAGTCAAATGAACATACCCAATCATGCATTCCTACATGTGGGTCTTTAACATAACCACCTGGATATGCACCCTTAAATGATTCTTCGTTTTGTGGTATTGCAATCTTTTGTTCATACAAATGCCTATAGATTAATGAATCCCATATTGTCACAGTACCTAGAACTGCATCAAAGTTTACACCACCTTTATAAGCCATAGTTAAACATAACGTAATAAGACCAAGCTTATCTTCCATTCTGTCAATTAGCTCTACATCTTTAATATTATAATCAATAAATTTCTGATAATCTATATCATGTAATTCGTTAAGGTTAGAAGCTTCACCAAAGTCAAGCTTCTTTTCGCCAAGAACTACATTAGCAATATGGTCTAACTTATATGATTCTTGTGGACCATAAGTAAATGCGAATTTTTTAAATACCGCAAGATAATCAAGAATTGTAATACCTTTTAATTCATATTTGTCACGTGTTTGAGTACTAAATGGTTGTTGTATTTCACGTTTATCAACCATTCTCCAAGGGGATAACATTTTTTCTTTGTTACCACCATTAATTTTTGCTATACGATTTACAAGATATGGAATATCAAAAAACTCTACGTTCCAACCAGTAATAATATCAGGTGAAGTTATGCCCCAATGAACTAAAAATTTATGAAGTAATTCTCTTTCATTTTGACATTTAATATAACGAACTTCATATTTTTCCATTAAAGATTTTTCTATATCATAATCACCACAACCAAATGTATAATAAACATCGTCTATATTATTTTTCATCGTAATCGCAGTAACTTCTTGGTCAGCTAAAGATGGTTCAGGAAAACCCTCACCAAATTTTGTTTCAATATCAAGAGAAGTTACATTAATTATATTACGGTCCCAATGAATATCGCCTGGAAATTGTTCATTAAGATATTGAGCAACATAATTAGTATTGCCATATATGTTAAAGTTAGGAACATCTTTATATTGTTTTACAAATTCTGTAGATTCTTTCATACTACCAAATATCATAGGCTCAACGGGAGTGCCGTCAAGTGCTTTCCATTTAGTCTCTTTTTTAGATGTAACGTGTAGAGTTGGTTTGAATGGAACGGTAAAGCTTGTTTTTTTACCGTTCTCATAACCAATATATTTGATTACTTTTCCGTGTCGAAAAGCATTTGTGTAAAAAGTATTATTCATGGTTATATTATACCATAAATCATACTAAATGTAAATAGATTTATGTAAATATTTCCTGTTGAGGTGGTTGTTGAATTTTTATTGTGCCATCAACCATATGTTTATAATTATCTTCTAATTGTTCTTCAGGGTCAGCAATAAAAACAATATGCTCTTCCTTAATAATTAGACCATCAGGCAATTCACAATAAGGTAAATAAGGAACAAAGCCTATTTTACCATGTGCACCTGGGTCAGGAATTAAAAGGATTGGGTTTTGAACAGTTGTTGTTTTTTCTGTTTGTTTTTCAATTGTTACTAATATTTCTTCGCCCGACGTAAGTCGAATTAATTTAATTTGTTTTTTCATCTGTGTGCTTTGGGTTGTTTATCTTTATAATCTTTAACTGCTGCTTTGATTGAATCTTCAGCTAGGACTGAACAGTGTATCTTAACTGGAGGCAAACTAAGAGCTTCTACAATAGATGTATTTTTAATATTTCCTGCATCTTCTAATGACATACCTTTGAGCAATTCTGTAACCATGCTTGAACTAGCAATAGCACTTCCACATCCGTATGCTTTAAATTTTGCATCTTCAATAATATCATCTACAACTTTAATTTGTAGCTTCATAACGTCGCCACAAGAAGGAGCACCTACCATACCAGTCCCGACATTTTTATCAGTTATATCCATCTTACCCACATTACGTGGATTATTATAGTGGTCTAAAACTTGGTCTGAATATGCCATAGTGCTCCTTAGTATTTATTAGCCTAGCAACAGCTTTTTGGCGTGCTTAGGCAGGTCACCTAAATTAATTGTTTGAGGCTTGTCCTCTTCTGGAATATCGTTCTCCAAAATAACTACAAGCATTCCATCTACAATATCGGCACCAATAACACGTAGTGTATCAGCTAAAGTAAATGAACGCTCAAACGCTCTTTGAGAAATACCACGGTGAGCATACTCTCTAGTGTCTGTACCAGATTGTTTCTTACCGCTAATTGTTAAAACACCTTTCTCAAGTGTTAAATCAATATCTTCTTTTGAAAATCCTGCAACAGCGATTTCAATTAAAAAGTGACCATCGTCTCTTTTGATTACATTATACGGGGGATATCCTTGGCCTTTGCCAGCCTCGAATGATGTATTTTGTAACGTATTAAAGAGTTGATCGAATCCCAAGAACGTATCCCTTGGGAAAGTATTAAATGCTAAGTTTGTCATAATGACCTCCTATATATAGCAAGGTTATAAAAGTGTAGCTTCGTGCTACGGTTATTGACGGCCTTTTCAGCACCGTCAAATCTATTTATATACAATTATACCATAGTTTTATATAAATGTACATAGTTTTATTCAAATAAACTTTCCTTATATACACTGGCTAATCCCAATGCATCTTTATTAAAATGGATAAGATTTATAAGAGCCCTAGGTGTAATGAATGTCATAAGTGTATCCACTTGTGCATTCCCATCTTCACCAATCATCCATTCATATTTTCCAACTTTCTTTTGAATAGCTTTCATGGCGTCTGGGTCCATGCTCATTTCATGTAAAGCATTCCTTAAAGTGAATGTATTTGGGTTTCCTTTATTAACCCATAATGCTTTTTGTAAACCATCTCTAAATGATTTAGCTAATTTATAAGCATCATAAAATTCACCTGAAGGTGCTACACCCCATCTCTCTTCGAATAATATTTCTAATTGGAACCCAGGATAGTTAAGGTCATCAGCATGACTTCCATCTGCTTGGAGTATACCATGATGGAACCAAAGTTCTGCGTTCTCATCAGAAGCAACATGTTTTTTATATGAAGCTGGGTTCTCTCTTGTTCCATTAAGTTCACCACGTTTAAATGCAAGTCTACGTTCTCCACCTGACATTCCATTAACCCAAACTACATTCTCTTTAAAGCAAGCAAGGTATTCATTCATGGTTAAACCAGGACCGCAAAGTAATAATGTTATAGCATAAGCCTCGGGTACTTTACCAGACCCTGACGCAAATTTAACAGGTGACATTTCATCACCAATACGTTTACCCGCAATAATATTTAAATTCATAAGACCAATAGAATCATATTCGGCATAGTCATAATCTACATTCTCTTGTAAGAATGCAATACCATTACCACCATGAGATATCATAATAATTTTGTCATCATTTCTCATTTCATTATGCCACTCATTAAAGCCAGGAATATCTCTTGCTCCTGGTATATTTTTAATAACAATCTTTTCACCTAGGAAAGGTTCAAGTTGTGTAGCTACAATTTGTGCCCATTGACTTGTTCCGCCACCAGGTTTCTGTGGTACAACAAATATGTAATCAGCAATAGCTGATGTAGTAAATGCCATAAGGCAAAGTGCTAGTAATTTTTTCATGCATACTCCAATTTATTTTTTCTTATAGAGAATGTAAACAACCCTATAATCATTATCATTAAAATTATAAATATTGGCCTAGTCATTAGAGTCTCTATAGTATATAGGGTCGTCATCTGAATAGTCAATGTTTCTACTTTTGTGGCTAGGATAAATGCCATTAACATAGCCGGTCTACTATATTTATACTTCCTGCAAAAAAGACCTAATGCAGAAGTACATCCTAATATAGCATAATCTTCCCACCCACCCGTGTATCGAGTGCAAGCCCATATTATAAAACCTATAAGCAATGGAAAATAATATTTATATGGGACGTAAGATATCTTACAAATATACTTATTTAAAACTATACATATAATAGCAACTAATACAGTTCCCCACATAAATCCATACGTTAAACTATCAAAAAATTTGGTGTCATAAGCCAAATCAATTGTGCCTAACTCAAATCCAAAATACATAAACAATCCTAAAAGGACTGCAGCAAAGGAAGCACCAGGGATTCCAAATAAAACTGTTGGTATCATACTTGTTGCTTTTTGTGCGTTATTGGTTCCTTCAGGCCCAATGACTCCACGTATATTACCTTTACCAAATTCTTCATCAGGATTTGCTGCAACGGTTGCGCCATATCCCATCCAATCAGCAACACCGCCACCAATACCTGGTAAAAATCCTACAGCTGCACCTATTGCTCCACCTCTTAATGCATCCCATTTATATTTCCATGTTGCTTTAACACCATCCCACGTTTGACCTGATGTGTCATGTGGTTGTGTTGTAGCTTCACCTTCTTTTAATCCATTTATGATTTCAGGTATAGCAAATAAACCAGCACACATCGCTACAAGTTGAATACCATCTGCTAAATAATCCCAACCAAATGTCCAACGATCAGCATTTGTAACTGGGTCCACTCCTATCATTCCAAGTAATGTTCCAACAATAATAGCAATAATACTTCTTACCCAAAATCTATTACTAACAAATCCCACACAACCAAGTGCCAACATAGTAAATGCCCAAAGTTCTGGTACTCCAAATACCATCATAAGCTTCATATACCAAGGGAGTAAAGCAAACGTAAGTGTTCCCCATAATAATCCGTTAACTGTACTTGTTGTTATAGCTGCAGTAAGAGCGTATGTTGCTTTACCTTGTTTAGCTAATGGATGCCCATCAACCATTGTGGCTGCTGATGAATTTGCGCCTGGGATACCTAATAAAACTCCAGTGTATGTGTCACCTGTGGTTGATGCTGCGACGGTTGCCATACAAAAAATAACGCCAAGATATGGGTCAGTAAAGTATGATAAGAAGCCGAATAGAATAACAAGACCTGTTGTTGCTCCGGCTGCGGGTATAATTCCAATAATGAGACCATATAAGGTCCCTAATAACAAAGCTGTAATCATAATGTAGTTTTACTTTATTCCAATATTATATTTAGGACATAATTCCCAGTCCCCTTTTTCCTTATGTGATATTATTTTAATTTGATTTAATGGAGCAGTTTCTCCAATAGGTGCTACAGTTTCTAATAATCCCCAATCAGACATTAATGTAACAATTGTGTTACGTCTATGGAGGTCATTTTCTGTTAGGTTAGATGGTTTACCATCTAATAAGAATAACTCTTTAAAATGAGTTATGAAATACCTACCCTGTTTATGAAGGATATGGCATGATTGAAATAATTGTGAATCTCTTTTGGACGCAACGCCCATTCGTGTTAACGTTTCTCTAATTTTGAGAAAATCGTCTGGCTCTGATAATAAAACCTCTAGCATCATATCTGGTTTCCATTCAACCAGTTTGTCTTTGTTTTCCGCCATGTGTTATCTTCCTCTTTATTGTATTCAAATATTCATTACTAAAAAGCGGAAGTACATCACGAGCTTTTTCATTGCTATATCCATAATATGTTTTTATAGCGCTGATGTTTTCAGATTCAATAGATTTATTCCACTTAGAGAAACGATTACGTTTCCTAACAATATTTATAAGAAACTGATATTGTAATCTATTATCTAGGTGGTGTGATTGGTTCATTTCATTCGCATATAATACGGTGTCAGGAAAATAAGATAAACCACGGTTAACCATAAAGGCATTATAATCTTTATCATTTTCAAGAATGTCTTTTTTTGTGTTGGATATTGATTTAATTAATTCAAATGGACTCATTTTTTCTTCCATATCCACACAGCTAATTGTGAGTGAGGAGGTGTATTCATTGTTTCTATGTGCATTTCAACTACATCAAATTTATCTTTAAACCATTCATGTGCACATTTATCTGCGTTGTCTATTGTCCAAGGGGTATATTCTATC